AAAAACGACCTTCGTTTAGACCGTCACGTGCAGTGTTTATAGATATCCCACTAAGATCGCCTGAGTTCCCCGGTGTAAGCATTGCGTTAATAGCATACTGACTTGACTCATAAACCCAGTTGTGCGCGCTAAAGAGAGCACCAACGCCACTTTCTCCAAGTTTATCCCAGAACTTCCCGTTAATAGAGCCAATTCTTTCCCCAGTAGCAGGTGAGTGAACTACGTTAGCGTTCGATGTGCCGATGCCATTCCCTGACGAATCGTCAATTTCAGACCGCACATCTGTGCGCGAACCAGGGTGAGTGACCTCTACAAAGTTTTTTGCCGCGCCGGGTCGAAACCTTGCCACGTCCCCGGTTCCATGAATAGCAATCTGAAAATAGTTGCTATCCCCGTTTGTCTGGATATGCCGGTCTGCATCACCGATCGTAATCATTGCGTGAAGCGCGTTGAACGATGACCCACTAGCTAAATCGGCTGTTGCCGGAAGTGCCAATCCCTGCTGCTTTGTTTTGTCATGCAAAACTCCGTTTACAAGGTTATACCAAGCCTTTCCAAAGAGGACCGCCCCATCGGTGTGTTTTGCCAAAACAGAAGCGGCAATGTTGAAGTCCGAACCCCTGTCGTCTGGCGTTTGCTGCCCATAGGCAAGGGCGATACGACTGGTTTCAGATGTTAGACCCCAAAGGTTGTTGTGGTAACTGTAGTCCTTCAGTTCGTGCGCATACCCGATGCCTGACCGAACGTCCTTGGCATAAAGGCTGTACGCAAACGAGGTATCCTTATTGGCAAACATCCACCCGATATTTATAGGCGTGTCCGGGTCAGGGAAAAAGTCACTATCGCGCAACCTTATCCGCGCCGATCTGCCGCTAGTAAAAAGGGCTCCAGTGCCGCCGCCTGTTTCATCATCGCGTGTGCCATAGTCCTTAAACACCGCGTCAGCGATTGTAATGTCATTACCAGAAAACGACGCCATGTGGCCACCAACAAGCGCACCAAGAGACGAACGCTGGCCATCAATAGTCATGTCCGAAAGATACAGCCCATCCTCGACGCTAGATACCATTGTCCCATCGTCTGCACGGATAAGCGTAGACAGTTCTTTTGACTGGCCCCTCAGAATGCCGTTTTCTGGTAATAGAACCCCGCTGTCTGATAGGTATCTTGCATCCTGTAAGTAGCCGCCACCAACACTCACAAATGATGAAAAATCAGAAGTATCGTCCGCAACACCATCTCCAATTGCCCCGAAATGCTCCGGTGTTGCCGAATCCCCAAAAGGTGCCCACCCCGGAAGATCGGAAATCACCGTGGCCGTGCTGTCACGCACATAAAGCAGACCACCCGCTGACACGACAACGCCATCATTAGGGGTATATCCACTATCTGCAACAAAGTCGGCACGGGTCTCGTACTGCTTGCCAATAAGTGCAGGCGCGGGATCGATCAAAACGCTATCGGCCGCGCCGTCCGCTGTCAGATTGTATTTGCCCGGCTGCACGTAAAACCTGACCGTGCCGTCTGCGCTTGCCGTAATTGGATTGCTGGCGGATGTTGTCCCGGCGGCGTCCGTGTATATGTCGGCCAAGTCGCCAGACCCCGCCGTCCATCCTTTGCGAACCGTCACATCCGCGCCGTTTAGGGCGTTGCCGCTTGTATCTTGCGCAATGAAATCAACGACTGATAGCGTCATGCGTCATGCTTCCTTGTGTCTTGGACTAGGAACCGGCCATACGCGGCAAGCCGCCGCTCCCCGGCAGTGTCCGTGAGCCATATTTCGTAGTAACGCGCACCGGTGGGCAGCGCGAGGCTTTCGGCGCTGTCTATTTCCCATTGGATACTGGTCGATGTTGGACGCAAGACTGACCCATCGGCCGTGGTTTTATTCAACAACGTATTCCCGGTCACACTCTGAAAAATCGTGAACGTGATCGTATTGGCGCTCACATCTACCGCATTGCCAGCGTCATCAACGATATTGCGCGTGTACTGCATGTAAGTGCCTTGAGCTTGGCAAATATCTTTGGCAACTTTGCAGTTTCCTGCACCGCATCCCGTTTGAACCATGATATCCCCCGTGTCGGTATCAATGAGCGTTTCCGTGCCGCAGTTGACCGGGCGAGCCGGGACCGGCGAAAGTAAGACGGAACGGCTATTAAGAACGATCATTGCCACGCACCATTTCCATTTTGCGCCGGTATTCTCGCGCCTCCTTCACATCGTCCCACGGCACAGCGTCAAGCTTTGACCGCAGTGCCGCAATGGTTTCGTCGCGCTGGCGTATGGCATCTTCGTGGCCACGCTCTACCCTATTCTTGTTTGCTTTCAGGGCTTTCGCCGATTTCTCGGCGGCTTCAGTTAAGCGCTCACACTCACGCGACAATTCAGCCGCGCGGGCGCGAAGCATATTCGCTTCTTTTTCTGCCTCTTGGCGGCGCGCGTGCTCACGGCGCAAATCTTCGGTGCAACCGCGTGCCCGTTTGGTTACGTCGCGCTCGGCCTCAATGATGGCAATCAGCTCGGCGCGGCTCTTTTTGGCAAGCGTCATTCTTCAATCCCCATCGCTTGCGCAAACATATCATCAATATCAGCGTCGGGAAATCCGCCATCCGCCAGCGCCGCAACAATTGGCCCGCTGGCGCGCTTGATGACCGTGGCGTACTCCCAAGCGATAGACGCTTCCGCGTCTGCATCAATAACATTTTGCACCGCCGCAAGCTGCCCCATGCGGTGCAGCGCAAGACGCATTTGATACGCCGTACAGGACATGCGCTTTCGCCGCACTTCCATAGGCAGCGGATCGCCCTCGGTGTAAGTGCGTGCGCCGGTTCTGACATCGACAATCGTTTGCGACTTCATGCGCTCAGCCCCCCTTGCGGCGTAGCCATTATCACAAGGTCAGACGATGTGCTGCTAAATCGCAAATCCGTCACGGTTTCATCAATTCCGGCGATGGTGCCCGTGTTGATATCGAGGTTTGATCCGGTGGAAATTGCTTGCCAAGCGCCCGTTGTGAAATCGAGAAAGAAAACGAACGATCCTGCCTGATTGATGATCGTCGTATTTGACGAAAGCGCACCCCCATTGAGCGCATACGCAACAACCATATTGTCAGCCCCGCCGCTTTCGTCATAACCGCCCCACGCCAAAAACCCGCTATATTCCTGCAAGCCGCTGAAAATCAGGTTGCCGCCGCCGCTAGCCTCGCCGCTCACTACATTATCAGCAATGCGCGGCGCACCGGAGGATTGCTCAGCAAGAGCGCGGATGTTTTCTTCCAGCGCCAGCGCTTTCCCGCTAGTCCACGGTTCGCCCGGTAGCAGCCTGTTTGTGTCAATGTCAGTCCAGCTAGCCATCCATCACCTCATTGCAGCAGGTACGGCTGCGTGCCGTCCGGCATTAGACCTGTCGTTTCGTCGGCAAGCCAACATCCGTCTTCCCGCTCCGCTTCCGTTGCATCGGCATAAACCGGCGCATCATTCTCCATGATGATAGCGAATTTGCCGATGAAAAGATAGGTTTGCAAATCAACTGACACCGTTTCGCCGGGCTCAATTTCTTCCAGCGATATGACCTGGTATCGCGTTGCTTCGCGGTTGCCCTCACTGTCAATCTTGTGGCGCGTGCTGATATCCACGACGTCCGCAATATCAATTGCGCGGTCCTTCGCGTCCACCCTGAGCGTCAGGTATCGAGGTATATATTTGTATCGCAGCACCAGTGACGCCGCGACCAGCAGCGCATTGTTGTCCGTGTTGATCCAGCGGGAAAAAATCTTCCGCTCGATCACCTCGCCGCCGGTGGCGTCTTCTTGCTCAACCTCGGTGTCAATCCGCAACCTCTGAACGCGATAGTTTGAAAACTCATTGAGGGTTTCGGTCGGATCACGCTGGCCATAAAACAAGGCAACGCGGGTAAGCCGATCATCCGATTTTGCCTTCTCCGAAAAGCTGTCCTGAATGATATTCAGATCGTCTGACCACTCCACGGGCGTTTCGCTCGGCGGTCGCACGGCCCGCATTGGTATTTTTTGCGTGCGCGCATCCCACCAAATGTAAAACAAACCGTCCCGGCTCAATTCCGCACACAGTTTTTCAACGCTCGTCGGCTCGGCCACCGTCGCCGTTGTCTTCAGCGTGCTAAGGTATGTCTCGCCCTCGGTGTCCCACTGCGAAAACTGGAAGAACCGGCTTGGAATTTGCGTGTGGTTGTCCAGCAGGTCCTCGGCCACCTTGTACATGCTGATATTTTCATACCGCCCGACACGCTGGCCGCTATCTTCGTCCTCGTGACCGTCGGCCGTCGTGTTCAGGACACCGCGCGTCACGCCAGTCAGCGTAAAATCCGGCTCGGTGCCCGTCCAACCCGTATAGCTGATAACCTCAGACCCGAGACGCATATAGCGGGTGTCGCCTGTATTGCCGTAATCGGCGCTCAACTCGGTTTCGGCGCATGAAACAGAAAACGTTTCCGTCGTGGCGCTGATTTTCTGCGCAAGCTGGATATCGCTCGGGCGCGGGAATTGCGCCTTTTTGTCCGTGGCGAGGTCAAGCGGATCGCGGCCGGTAAGCGTAGCGGATTTCGGCCCGTCCTGCTCGATGTTGTCCAGTACGTATTCGCTGACCTGCATGTCAGCCAGCGCCTCACCAACATAGCCGCGATAATCGCGCAGGATCATATTCGGATAAAACCTGTTGCGCGCGATGAACTTCGCGACCCAGCCCGCCGTGCTGGCGTCCCGGTCCACGTTGTTTACGTAAAAATCTCCAACGTGGTCATCAAACTCAAATTCGCTTATCTTGACGGTCAGCTTGGACATAACACCAAAGGGGCTTTCATTGTCCTTCTGACCGCCGACGTTGATCCGGCTCGGGCTTGTGCTGGCGGAAAGCAGGACCGGGAAAGCATTCGTGCCGATCTCGTTTTCGTTAGCGAATTCTTCGTACAAGAATTGATCGCCGTTCCTGCCATCGTAAAACCGCCACCGGATAAATCCATCCGGCGTGTAATTGTCGCGATCCTTGCATGTCCAGAACGTATTATAACAAAGCGGCGTGCCAGTCGCGGTGCATGGCGACGTGCCAAACCTCAAACTGCACCGGGGCTGCTCCAGTTCGATTATGCGCACCGGCTGGCGATTATAATCCGTTTCGCTCATGGCGCCTTATACCCGCGCAGTGACATACTGACAGACCCGGCAATTTCCTTTTTCGGAACATTGCGTTCCATGCGGATGGTTTCAGGAGACCACGCATAGGCCACTTCGTCAGGATAATCGAGCGGCCTCGGCGCAACAAAAAACGTGCCGTCGCCAGTGTTTGCGTGGTTTCGGAATGTTTCGAATTCACCACGCCGGAAAGTCTCGGACAGGTTGTCAATCGTCATATCGAATTCCAGTCCGCTGGCAATGCGCGTGCGGCCTAGCCAATTCCCGGTATCTGATTGGTTGACGTTATACCTGTTTGTTTCGCTTTCGGTGATCGGCAATCCTGTCCACGTCGCTTTGCGCGGCCATTCCAGCACATCGCCCGCCGATATCGTTCCGACGCGGGCCACGGCACCCTCAATCAAGATCCCGATGCCGTTAACCGCCGCAGGCTCTACCAAGAACATGATTGCATCATCATTATCCGGCGATACTGACATGCCGCCGCCCCAATTGGCCCACGTTGCGCCGTCAAAACTTTGCAACGTGACGGTCGCGCCGGAACTACCGATGTTGTGCACGCCAATGCCCAGATAGCTGATTGTTTCCGTGCCGCCGCCCACAAAAGTAAGCCGCCAAACCGCCGGTACGCTTGTCGGCTGCCATGCGGTGTATGTGAGCGGGGTTTCCGCGTTTTGCGCGTTAAAGCCATCCTCAGACGGAACATTCGTGGTCAGCGCGCCGGCAACGCGCTCATAACCGATGCGCGGATGATTGAGATCGTATTCCGCGCCGATAAATCCGCTTTCGATTACAACTGTCATGTGCCACCTATTAGCACTGGCGACAGGCGGACGCCACGGCGTCCTGCCTCGTTCATCTGCTCAATTAGCGCCTCGGTGGTTCGGAAATCGGTTGTGTTCGCGCCCTGCGCGTCAATGATAATACGTTGCTCGGGAAGGCGCTGCGCTTGTTGCTGACCGCCCGCAACACCGCCAGCGCCACCGCCGGCAGAGGTTGATCCGCCAGATGTAACACCCTTGATTGCGTTGACGGCGCCGATACCGGCCGCCAGCACGGAACCCGCCGCCGCCGCTTTTGCATACCATGGCAATGTTGGGTCAGAAAGAACCTGGTTGTACGCTTCCCAAGCGTTAATCAAAGCGGATGCAGCAGCGAAAGATTTTTGCAGGCCCAGCAGTTTTTTGTTGTTGGTTCCCGTTAGGGTGGCGAGGTTGCCGAAATAGTTCCCCCAAGCGCTTAGCTGATCGGAAAGACCGCCAACTGTCAGCGCTTTAATCCTTTCAACGTGTTCCCTTACGCGTTCCTCTTGCGCTGTCAGTTTTTCATTGAGCGTCTTTTCTTCGCCGCCCTCGCCGCCTTCACCATTTCCACCCCCAAGAATATCAGGAAGCGTAATTTTCTCATTTTTCATCCCCGCCAGAAGCTCACGGATTTTGCCAAGAGCCGGAATTGCAGTGTTGATGTTTTCAGCGGCGTTACCGAAAGCGCTGCTCGCTCGTTCTTCCAGCTTGTCCGCCTGTTCCCTAAGCCCCTCGGAAATGTTGGATACGTCGAACCCTTCCGGCCCATTCATGCCGAACGCCGAAAGCCAATTAATCAATGGAGAATTGATGATCTTGTTGACCAGATCGTCCCATTTTTCTGCAATACTCGCGAATGCATTAAGAAAGGCCGCGTTGAAGCTCGAAGCTGCGCCGACCAGCGTTTCGCCAACCGCAAACGCAACGTCGTCAATGTTTTTGAAGCCCTGAGTAACAACTTCGGCAACAAGCCCAAATGCCTTGCCGAATCCACCAGCAGCATCCACAAGTCGCGTAAATTGATAAACCAGCTCGCCGGCTAAAACTATGAGCGCGCCGATGCCAGTACGAAATAATGCTCGGCGCACCATCACCAAGGCGCTTGCCAAACCCAATGTAGCAACCCGTGCTGCAACGAACGACGCAACCCAGCGACCCGCAAAAAACGTGGCGGCTGTACCGGCGACAACAAGTATGCGGTCTATGTTGTTTATGACGACTTCGGCCATTTCAACACCGATAGATTGGATCGAGCTGAATGCATCTGCAACGGCCTCGGCCATCGGCTGCAACGTGCCAAATACTGTCGTCAAATCACGACCGCTATCGGCCATGCCGGAAAATGCGCGCGTCAACGGCACCCCAACTGCTACAACAGCACCGAGGACAGCCCCCAGCGCGCCAAATCCGCCCAGCAATTGCGGCAACTGTTGACCAAGTGCGATACTGGCGGATGTTCCGGCGCCGACTTGCGTTGCGAAGTCGCCAAGCTGGAAGGCAGTGTTTTGTATGCCGGAGCCAAATCTGCGCTGCGTGCCGATCTGCCGATTTAGACCTCTGCCGAATTGCTCAGTTCGGCTTGACGCCCTGTCGGCCGCCGATCCAACCCCGGCCATGCCTTTTTCAACACGCTCAAATCCGGCCTCAGCCTGCGCTGTATCAGCGCCAATCTCGACTTCAATTCTTGGCAGCGCCATGAGCTTTCCACCATTCGTCGTCGGTCATTTCAGCGGCTTGCAACCATTCGGATCGTTTCTTCATGGCCCGGCCTTCCGGCGTATTGGATAGATGCATTTCGGCTTCCAGCATCCATTCCGGCATGGTCATGGCCCAAAACTCGCTCGGCTGTATTCCCCATGAGCGCGCCGCCAGATACATGCCATCCCAATCTATTTCTTGCTGCGCTTTTTCCCCCCGGCCTTTTTGACCGGGGCTGGCGAGTTTTTTGCAGCGTCACCCGGCGGCGTCACGCAGTCACCAATCACATGAACAAGCGGCGGGATGCCCTCACCATTGTTGCTTTCGATATCATCGTAAAGCTCGTAAAGCACATCATCCTCGTCAACGTTTCCCCCGCCTTCGGAAATCATCTCGGAAATAACGTATGCCAGGCTTGGAAGCGGGACGTTTTTCCCGTCCATCGTGCCGATGACACCAAGAAGCGTTTGCGGCGCAAGGCCAGCGTCGATGCGACGCAGCATACGGTTCGATGGCGTAAAGCGGTACGTTTCACCGGCGAATTCGATAGATACCTCTCGGAAAACCTTGCCCATGATCAGGATGCCGCCGTGTATGTAATTGAGCCATTCGAGACGATGTTTGCCGTAAATGTTACGGCCTCCGCGCCCATTCCGCCCGTCGGGTTAAAACTGGTCAAGCCGAATTGTCCGGTGAATGTGCCGATCCCGGCAATATCAATTTCGAAATCCTCCGAGAAATTGCCGGTTGGATCGGCAATCAAGGCAAGAAGCGTGTCATCTTTCAGCACGCCCTCGATACCGCCCTCCATTGCCCAAGTGCCCTTGGTGTCGCTAATGAATGTCTGGACCCCGGCGTCATCTTTGTCAGTGATATTGATTCCCTCCACGGTTATCGTGAAGTTTTCCGATGTTGCCCCGACCATTGCGACAGCGCCGGACCCATCGTCGTATTTAATGCGCAAGTTGCGCCCCGCCAAAGCTGCCATGTCATCGCCCTTTCCGTTGGCTTTGCAAGTTTATACCACGAGATTGCAAACCTGCAAACCCGTCATGTTCCATCATCGTACTGCACCCGAAACGTCATCGGCCTGTATCGCGTCACGCCGTCAGGGTCGGGAATGTTTCCGCCATCACTATCGAACAGGCAGTTGATCACATTTGACCCCGTGACTGACAATTCGTACTTGTGCAGCGCATCATAGGTTGCCTGCGCCGCCTCGTTTGCCAAGCCGACGGCACTCTTGCTGGCGGTCGGCCTGCAAAACGTCGTAATCTGGATAAGCTGATCGCCGCCTTCGCTATCCTTGGTGTCCCAAGGCTGCGAAGAAACGTCCTCAATCACGGTGAACGGAAACGGCGTTAGGCTTTCAGCCTCTTCATTCTGCGGTTTTTCATAGCCAATGGAGTTGGTAATAGCGTTCAATGCCGCGAAATTTGCAAGCCGCGTGTAAATCGCCTGCCGGACGCCTTCAATATTCATCGCGTTGCCCCTCCAATAGCCGCTTCAAGGCGCCGATTGAATTTATTTCGCATCCGTTCAATGGCAGGTCGGAAGTACGGACGTGCGGCCATACGCGACGTCCCATATTCAAGGTAAACAGCATACACCAACGCGCTTCCTACTGTCGCTGTCAAATCGCCTCGCTGATCGAATTCGATGCTGCTTGCCAGTCTGCCTGTATCGGTCATTGGCGGCTGACCGGGCGCCGACGCAACATGAGTGCGGCGCGGGTTGTACTTTTGATAGGTCCGCCCGGAGGCCGGGCCGCGTTGAATGCTTTTCACCACATCGCCGCGAAGCTCCAATGCCGTGCTTGTTATGACTTTTCCGACTTCATCGCGCACCTCGTCAGACATATTGCGCAAGGCGGATTGCAGTGCCTTTGAACCTTCAAGGCGGATCGTGACGGTCATACCGCCGCCCCCATCTCAACATCGATTTCAAGCCAACGGTCATCCAAGTCAACATTATTGACAAACCGGATTTGACACGGGCGATCACGTATTAAAACGCGATCAACCTCGTTAAGATCGGCGAAGTAACGCACGACAACACGGTAATTGGCCGTTGCCTCCACGCGCTCACTCGCCCACCTCTCGCGCCCGGACATGGCCTTAACCATTGCGCGTGTCGGCGCACCACTGATTGCCGCCCATCCTGTCGTGTAACCGCCGGCCCCATCGCTGGTGCGGGTTTTGCGCTGGAAAGTAACAGGCTCACGTAACATTCCGGCATGGTATTTGCAGCAAGCCATATTACCACGCCTCCAGAATATCGAAGGCAATATAGCTGCGCCTGTCCAAAACCTCAGTCCATGCAGCCTGATCAAGAGATATCTCGAAACTGACCATTAGATACGCGCCGTCCTGTACGCCGAAACCAGCTTATCAACTCCGGCTTTTGCGGCCGCGCTCGGGCAATCGCCTCGGTCGGTATACAACGCCGCTGCCATGCGCTTAATGCCGCCTTTGATTGCAGCCGGGACGTCGGTCGCATCATCGCCGTAGCCTGCCGTGTATTCAATCTCGATAGCGTTGTTTGCACGCAAAGCAACCGGCCATGTAGCCCCACGCTGCAATGTCATGCGACCCGGCTTTCCATACGTGTCAATATCAAACACGTCGGGAATGGTCACGTTGGTGCTATTGCTGTCCTCGTCGTAGACAGTGACGGTATCGACCGCTTGCAGCGGATATCTAGGCAGCGTCAAATGGCCCGCGTATCGCGCGCCATGAAGATCCGCGATAATGCCCTCGCGCACGCCATCCCACCACGGCTCACGCTGTGTCGGCCAGCGGTCAATCGCCAGCTTCCACGATTGCGTGATAAGTGCCAATCCGGTGATTTCTTCTACGTACTGCCGCGCCTCGGTGATGAAACCCTCGGCCTCACTGTCCGGCAGTCCTGCTGAGGTTTCGCGCAAGAGATCGCGCAATTCGTCAGCCGTTACAGGCTCGACGGACGGCGCGCTTGTCTGGACATGGCCGCGATGCTGAAACATCGGGACAGGTTCACGGAGCGCCATTAGTCAGCCGCCTTTTTGCGTGTCTTGCGTTTTTTCGGCGTGGCCTTGGTTTCCGGCGGAGATTGGATTTTAGTTTCCGTGCGCGGATCGGTGATCTGTTGCGCCGCGCCATCTGCCAATGCCCATTCGGCCACCTTGCCAGTGACGGTTTCGCCGTAGCCAAAAAGTACAACGCGCGCGCCCTCCGGTGCGCAGCGATACCCTTCCTGCTTGATGATGCGTGCTTTCATACGTGCCTCCTGGCCTTAGTGACGGGGCAGACACGCTGCCCCGCTGCAAAGGTCAGGTCCGCGCAACAGCAGTGCCCACGAATGTGGTTTCTGCCCGATGCGGTTTATTCAGGATCGCGACGACGGAAATATCCGCGTCCGACCCCGTGGTGCCGGTGACGGTAATGCCAAGATACCGCTCGCCGCCGCGATAGCCGAAGCCTCCGGCAACGGTGTTGTCATCATCGTCAGACGTAACCTGAACGGTGTTCGCGCCATCAACCGTGTCGGAAGTCGCAACGGTCGATGCCGACGCGCCAGCCGTGTCATCGCTTTCTTGAAGCGTGATCGTATAGCCATCAGCGGTGCCGGCGTCTGTGATCGTGTTATTGACGACCATGATTGTCGCCGCATCGTAACCGCGAAGGTCAACATAGTCGGACGTTGCCGCGCTTGTCCCGCTAACGGTTACGTTGCCAAGGTGGACCACCTGCTTGTTGTTAATCATATCGCGCATCTCAGATATCCTTTCTATCGGCGCTGGGAAGATAGGCGGGCCATTACAGCCCGCCCGATTGTCATGCTTGGAATTTGACCAGCTTGACCGCCTCGAAATTCACGACATCGCCCCCGACACGCTTGACCGTATACAAGCCGATGTACGGCTTGTTCGTGAGCGCATCGCGCAGGACGCGGATGCCGATCCGATCAACGATCTGATAAGCAGCACGCATGTCCCCGACAGCGACGGACAACGAACCCGTTGCCGGATCGGGCATGTCCTCAAAAGCGGCGACCGGATAGCCGAGAAGCGTGGCGGGCTGCCCTGCCGCGATGCCCGGCGACCACAGATAGGCCCCGTCGCTGTCCTTCAGCTTGCGCGTCAGTTTCGTGGTGGCGCGGTTCATGAACCAAGTCGCATTGGCACGATACGGCGCTTTCAAGCCATAGAGCGCGTCGATCAGCACATCACCGCCATCCGGCGCGGCGGCATACGCACCATTCACGCCGGTGTCGAACTGCTCAATGGTTCCCGGCAGCGTGGTGCCGTCCGAGTACGTCAGGAAACCGCGCGGCTGGCCAACACCGGAACCATTCACAAATGCGTCGGCTTCTGCCCGTGCGAACTTGTCCGCAACCTTCATGGAAAGCCAATTTTCCATGTCAATGGCGGCGTCATCCAGCAGCTTTTGCGTCGCAAACGGGAACGCGTACATTTCATGCACGGGAATGCGCCAGCGGCCAATATCCGGCGTGTTGGTTTCCGAGCGGCTTTCCGTTTCCTCGACCCAGCCGAAGGACGCTTCGTTCAGGTCAAAAATACCTTCCAACGCGTCTGTTGAAATCGTTTGGATCGACGCGTAGGCACGCATCGGCGAGGTCTCAAACACCTTCTGGACAATCTGACCGGACATGTCCGGATACACGACGTACCCCCCCTCAGGGTCAGAGCCGACCGACAGCGCCTTGCGCTCGGTGTCGGCCATGCGAACCTCATCTTTGCGCAAAAAGACTTCGAGGGCCGACTTGTATTCATCCATGCCCTTGGCGTCAAATTCCGCGCGCCTGTCGCCGGAAACCTGGCGCAGCCAATCCTGCGCTTTCTTGTCGAGATCAACAGCGTTGCCTTCGCCATCGGTCACGACGCGCTCACGCCGCTTGGCGGCAAGCGCAGCCTCGTCGGCAACCTTTTGCGCCTTGTCGAGGTCGGCCTCGATTTTTGACATCTTTTCTTCAAGAACGGGATCGGCGGCGCCTTTTTCCTCGATTTCTTTCAGACGAGCGTCGTTCGCGGCCTTGAATTCCTCAAAGCCCTTGTTGACGCCTTCGACGGCCTTCATGAGGTCCGCCGGGTTGAATTGCTCAGACATTGGTAAGCTTCTCCTGTAGCTGCCTGATTTGATCATAAAGCGTTTGCAACGCTTTGGTGTCCGCCTCGACCTTTACATCGTCCCGATGATCGGCTAGGCCTGCGAAGCCATCGGCAGCTATGGCCTTGGCCTCTTGGCGCGAAAATCCTGCGTCTCGCAGGCTGCGCTCGAATTCTCGAATTGTGCGAATGCTTTTCACCGATGCGCGCGCTTCGCTCAGCATCGGAATGGTCACAGCGGAGATTTCCCAAAGCTCCACCTCGTTCAACCGCCGCACACGGCCATTGCCTTCCGGCACGGCCTCGATTGTGCGGTATCCGATAGACAAGCTATCCATCGCGTCCATTTTGTATAACGCCATAGCTTCGCGGCCGCGCTGCACTTCCTTGGAAATACGCCCCTTGACGTAAAGTCCGCGCTCGTTTTCTTCGACTTGATCCCAGACGCCAATAGGCTGGCCCATGTCATGCTGCCAAAGCATCCGAACCTTTCGACCGGAACCGAGCGAATTGCGAAACGCGCCGGGGCTGATAACGTCCATGCCGTTATCGACGACATCAAAAACGCTGGCGTAGCCTTCGATGGTGCCGTCCTCGTCAGGCTCACGCTTTAGCTCGAAGGATACCGATTTTGTTTGGATGGTCGCGTCTTTGCCTTCCCAAAAGGAATTGCAGACGGCATAGCGTTGATCTTCGTCAGGATAGTCTGCCCGGGCCTCGCTGTCGCCCATGCATCTATCTAGGAAATCATCTCTGGTTTCTCCGGCGCGCGGCGTCGGCATGTAAGAATCCTTCTACGGGCCTCGGACGCTTAACAGCGGCCTTTTGCAAACTTATACCACACGATTGCAAACTTGCAAAGTGGTGGTTTATTCAGGCGATTTCACATTGTGCACAACGCTGCATCGGCAATTTATAACCGCGCCGCCCGGCTTGCCCGCCTCACCTGGATACATGATTTTCAGCGGCTCACCGCCACCGCCAATCCACGGCATGTCAAAAGGTTCGTCCATTTCTCGAATCTGACCGTCCATTGCAAAGTGATCGAACTGGTCGTCGCGAAACAAGGCGCGCGTTCTGGTATCCTCGGTCGCAACCCATTCCTTGACCAATTCCAAGCCGGTGCTTTTAGCAGTTTCGTGCATGGCATAATTCGCTGCGCCATGCGTTTCTGTCCGGGCAATTAGCGCGCCACGCTGGCGTGATATCCCGGGCGTTTCATCCATGATATTACGGGCGATCCCGTCCACGCCAAGACCATCACGTTGCCCGCGATCCACAGCGCCGACAATACGATCACGGGTAGTTCTGGCCACCCTTGTGACGCGCTGGCGGATTGCTTCGCTGTTAATCCACTGGCGGGCAAGGCGCCGGAAAAACTCAGCGAAGCCGCCGGATTCCTGATCCTCCTGTTTAATTTCAATCAGCCCGATTGATTTGCCTTGCGTCAATATGCGCGCCCCGAATGTCCGCGCAGACGCCACGGCAAGCTGCTCGTAAACGTCGCGAATGCGCCTCTCCGCGTCGTCAGGCAATGGCGGGACACTGCCAAACACGCGCACATGTTCTGTCATTTCTGACGTGATATCGTAAAGCACCTTGGCAAGTTGGCGGCGAAACCTACGCTCCAACACGTCCAGCATGCGCGATTGCACGCGGGCCTCTTTTTCACGTGGCCATCGAATGAACGCGGGATTTCGGGCCATTACGTGTCGCCCTTGGCGTCCAGCCCATAGGCAAGCGCCTTGGCGTCCTCGGTAGACAACGGCGCTTCAAAATCCATATCGAGCGGCAATGTATTCGCAGATACAAAGACGGAATCGCCACCGCTTACAGGCCCGTAACCTTTCATGGCTCGGCGCTCGTTGATCGTCAAATCTTGCGACTTGTCGGCCATCTCCCAGAGCGTGCGGCGCTTGTCCACGATGGCTGGCACCTGATCCAGATCAGGCCGAAGCTCCAAGCCGTTGCCAAAATCAGGAACAAGCCATTTGTTCCACGCCCCGTAAATGACGCCCAAAAGCGGGATCACGGTATCTTCCCAAAACGAAAGCCGGGCCTCCTGATAGTTGGAATAAGTGTTGTCGCCGGGAATTCCAAGAAGTTGCGGCGGCACGCCAAACGCAAGGCATATGTCGCGCGCACTGGCGTTTTTCTGATCCAGAATGCCCATATCCGTCGGAGATAAACCCATTGCGCGCCAATCTAGGCCGCCCTCCAAAAGCATCGGCCGGCCGGCATTTTTCGACCCTTGGTAACTATCCTCAAGCTCTTGTTTGAGCCGGTGGTACTGATCATCGGAAAGGCTTTGTTCGCCCTCCATGATAAGGGCCCCCGACGGCCTGGCGCTGTTTTGCAACAACGCTTGCATCCACGCCATTGCCTCGTTGTGCTGGTCTACCGCATACGCCGCTGCCTCTACCGGAGACATGCCATACCAATCATTTATCGGGTTGAACGTTTTGATGTGCGAGATATCCGATCCGCCATCCGGTTCGACTTCCCACATGACCTTTCGCCCGGAAACCTCGTATACGTAGGCTTGCGGCATTCCGGCTTGGCTCGGAATGATTTTCATACGGTCGGATCGCAATGCGTACAATTCACGAGGCGCGCCGTTGATGGCAACTTTTTCCTGATATCCATTCCCGCTCAGCAGATAAAATCCGACCAATGCATGCACGTACTCGTCATAACCCTGCATCGGGTTCGGCTTGTCAAGCAAAGACAGGATCGGGCTTTCTGTTATTTCGTCTTCACCTCGAAACAACGTCGGCGGCACGCTTGCTATGGCTTCGCAAATCTTGTTGACTGCTTGGTAAGCGACAACGTTTATTCTGTATCCCTCGTTCGCAAACGCTGTGTAATTTCGGTCGGACCAAACAGGCTGGCCCGGATTAATCATTAGCGCCTTGGCAGCGGCACTTTCTTTCGTTTCCACCTGCCGCTGTTTGCGAAATACGTCAAATATGCCCATGCTTGCCCTCGCGCGCTGTCAAGCTGAAATGTAACATGCTGATTTCTGTTTTGCTATAGGCCGCGCACTCGCGGCGCAGCCCGCCGTTTTATCATCGGCCCTATTGCATATCTGACTGCATCCCAACCATGATTATGCGCGTCCACTATATCAGTTGTTATATCGCCTGTCAGCCTGTCTGTTTTATAGCTATAGAGCCGCGCCTCGCGCTGCATGTTTTCGCATTCGGGATGAATAACAACGCGGCGAAAGCTGCGCAGAAAAGCTATGCCATCCTCGACGCTGCCCTTCCACTTATCCACTGCCATTGCGCGAGGCATGCCGTGGCGTTTTAGGTGACTGATACTTTCGGGCCGCGCGTTGTCCCATCGGCTTACTTGCTTTTCAAAGCCCGGTATCTTGCCAGCAACAAACGCGGCGGTGTCGTCCAATTCCAAACCCGTTTTGAACGCCTCGCGCCGGATAAGGATTTCATCCCCTGCAATCCAAACTTCCACCGCTGCTGTCGGGTCTTGTGAAAAGCCAAAGTCACCTCCGAAGTAAGGGCCATCCCATGCGTCTCGCGGCTCGAACGCCTCAACGCTTACCTTGCCAGAGAACACCTGCGCATCGCTGTTTTCAAGGTACGCCCCTTCCCAGACGTGGGCATACGTGGCCGGATCAAGCCGTTGCTGTTCGCGCTGGCGTAGTGTTTCCATTCCCTGCGGAAAGAACGGGTTGTCGGACCAATTCACCTCGGCGATAAGCGCGCTGTCAGGCGGATTTTTGCGGAAACGCTTGTCCACCGGCGATCCATCAAGACGCGGGTTCCAGATCGCCCAAAGCTCCGATTTCGGCTGTCGAAAAACAGTCGCTTCCAAAACAAGCCAACCGCTTTCTGGAATATCCTCAGCCTCCTCGACAATCGTCAGGTCGATCTTTGCAAGCGATTTGATTGACTGCTCATTGCGGCGAAGCCCACGGAATATGAACTCTGTGCCGTTGGCCCCCTTGATATAGTCAACACCAACGTCGTAATGCGCAGCAAGCCAAGGCGTGCTTTCGATGGCTGCTTTTAGCTCTGCGTGAAAGCTTTCCTTGATGCTAACCTGAAACTCGCGAATGCAAAGAATGCGCAGCTTTTCAGCGTATCCCCATATTGCGGCGATCAATGCGGCGCTGAATGACTTTGCCGACCCGCGCCCGCCGTACAATGCCCGGTATGAAACAGACCCGCGCGGCGGCGAGAATACGGGGACCAGCTTAGGTGGCAGGTCAATTGTCGCCGTCTTCATCGGCTGCGCGGATAATGATTTGTTGCGGTGTCATGGTGCTGTCGCTGCTGGTGTGATCGTGATCGCGCTTATCTCGCCAATCATCGGCGGCGCGGTTTTTCAGCCCAAACACGCAAGAGGTTGCGTTTCCCTCGCCAGTTTGCGCATTATTGCGCAGTTGGTTTTCCCACCAAAGCGCAGATGCGGCTTGCCCTACGTTTAGGGCGTCCGAAAATTCAGGGTGTTCTTCCGCCCAAAGATAGACAGTCGAACGAGAAACGCGGATGTATCCGGCAAACGCAGTGACGCTGTAGCCTTCCGATAAGAAATCGATGATCTCATCGCAAAATGCCGGGTCGTATTTTGTCGGCCTTCCCGCTGACATGGTGCTCACTGTCCCTCAGCTGACAAAATATATTTTAACGCTTGCCGTCGCTGTTGCGCTGTTTGCCCGTGGCGATTAATGCCAGCATCATCGCGGCCATTCGCAAAGCCATGAACGTAGAGCGGGTGCCTGTTTGGTCCCGGTTCAGGACTGGCAATTTTTTTGCCGTCAAAATAACCCTCGCAAATCAAAGCGTCTGGGCCATCGCCGTATATTTCTACAAAGTCTGGCTTGCTCATGTTCGCTGTCCCTCGTTTGCCTCAACATAGCTTGCCTTGCGCGTTTTGCAAAGTGCGCGTTGTGCAGTCGCGCCCCTGCTTTTTGCGCTACCAAAGCGCGTTGATAATTGCGGCGTTCATGGCGCTGGCCGCAGTTACGCCTGCGACGGCATTTTGCGTTGACTGCTGTTGTGCCGTCCCGCGCTCGGTGCATTTCGCGTGTTCTGTGGTGCCGGGTGTATATCCGACCTGAGTACAGCGGTTTTTTTGCGCCTCGATCATTTCGGGGGTTGCCGTGCAGGCTCCGACGGTCAAGGCGGCGATGATGGTGATTGCTGTAAGCTTCATTGATTTGATCCTTCTTATTTCAAGCTGCCATTTCGCGACCGATGGCGTATGCCCATGCTTGTTGGAGGTCGTAATGGCTTTCGACGCTAGGCATATGGGCGCATGGCGTCATGCCGATAGCTTCCATTTCCATCCGGCACGCTAGCAAGTCGTAGTGCTGCACCTGCTCGCGAACCCACATGTCGGGCGGCTGGATTGTCTCGGCGAGTGCGATTGCCCGATCCCATGCACGCTCGATTTGTTCCAGCCTGGCGGAAGAGATTGCGCGTTTGACGGGCGCAGGGATATCGCCTGTCACGGCTTCGTGCCAGTCGTGGCGCCATGCCCACTGGACCACGCGCCATGGGGCATTGTCCTGGATCGCGAGGGCTTTTGTCAGGCGGCAGTGTTGCAGCACGGTCAGCGCGTCCGGGGCACCAACAAAACGACGGATCGCATTGATCCTGTCGATGACGGTCGGGATATGCACTTCGTGTGGTTTCGGGTTCATCACGTCCGCGACGGTGATTGGTCCGAGGTGGAATTGTTCGGTCATTTTGGTTTTCCCATTTTTGTTGCTCGTTCCCTTGGCTGGCGCGGGCGGTCCGTT